CTCCACCTTGGCAGTAAACTACGGCGTGAGTGGTTCCGCTAGTAGGCGTGTATGTACCTGAAGACGTGAAAGTCTGGGTATTGATCAAACGGCCTGAAGCTGGCGACTGCAAAAAGTTCGTATACCAACTTCCGGCACCATCTGTGATAAGGAAAGTACTTGAGCCTTTCGGGATGACGAAATTAGCATTCACGCCGTTAATTTTATCAGTACCGTTGGGCACTAACGTCATCGCACCGCCATTTGCGTTCAACTGCACATAGAACACTGGCGAAACAGCCGTGGTTGCCGGCAAAGTGAAGTTAATAGCTGCCGTAGACACAAAAAATTGGAACAAATCTACTTCAGAAGTAACGTAGTTTGTAGCCAGATATGCGATTCTACCAGAAAGCAATATAGTAAGACCAATCCAGCCACTCGTTCCCAAGCCGTTAATATTAGTGCTGAATTGGAAAATAATAGGAAACCCGCCAAGGTCTTCTGCGACCAGCGGTACGAGAGCAGCACCACCTACTTTATAGATGGGATAGGGCGTACCAAAAGCGCCTACGGATAATGTAGCCGATCCCGTATTAAAAAGAGGAGGCGTAAGTGTTACCAAAACACCGTTTGCTATTTGGAAGTTAGACGGAGAAGTATTTGTGACCGTAAGAGCATTTGCTGTACCTCCTACAACATTCGCAATAAATACTGCGGGCGTTACGCCAAGAAGAGCAAGAGCGGCATTGATGGTTGGCGCTTCTACAACAGGCTGCATGGCCGCACTGATAGGAATTCCCGAACCTCCAGGCTGTCCTACAATCGCACCACCATTTGAATCAAAAAGTAGCGCCTGATTGGCTCGAAGTGATGCAACGGGGAGTAAGGTGTTCTGCGTGTCACTCGCTGGAAAATGAATTGCCTCAGATGCAGTATTGGCAATTTGCTGAATTTGCATTTCCAATATATCTAAAGCCTGCTCTGTAACCTGAGCATAGAAATTCCCCTGGTTTTGAATAGATACTTCTTGGACAAGAGGTAATGTACGTTCAATTACCAGCGAGGTGCCGATAGCTATTGGTGAACCCGTAAGCGGAAAAGTAACTGTCCCGCCTACACCCCAAAGCTGATTTACTGCAGGTGGGTTGATTGTCAGCGAATACTGCGAAGTAGTAAGTACTGTTTGATTGCCGGAAGCATCAATATAAGTGACTGAAATATCGGAAGCTGAGTCTGCGATAAAGCCAAACTGAAACACAGTTTGGACTCCCGTTCCTGCCACGGTCGCGCTATTGGCGGATGTCGAAATGGTCAAAAGACGGCTCCTAGAGGAGAATTCAGCCCATAGATAATAGCCTATAAAACATTGATTATCAAATACAATAAGCTATTGTGTATGAGCGTGCAGGGTTGTGTTAAGGCGTTTCATTTCGGCATTCGGCTTCATACCTGTCATTAGCATCTTTAAGAAGTTCAGGATATTTACCGAACATAACGGATTTAGCGCAATTAGCCGCATGCGTTTCCACTTTGTGAATCATTTTACGTTTGGTATCACTATCTGCTGGTGTATAATCCCCTGCCCCATCACCTTGCATTAACATCTGCAGACCGCTGTTTAGGATATGCCCTTTAACAGAACTATATTCAGAACTTTGCTGAGGTGTTAACTCCACACCATTAATGAGGGGTTTTGGGTTGGCAGGATATACCCTTAAGTTAAATAGCTGTTCGGCGATAGGATCTGGTGTGGCAGGCGAAGTATAAAATTTAGTCGCAGGTATGGCCCCGCTTTTCTGCGGAATAACTTCTCCGGTAAGGGCGTTTATTTTCGGCTCAACCGTTTCTGATAACCCTGGAATACGGGCTTTTATCTTATCCATCATTGTTTTTGCATTACGCTGGTCTGGATCGGAAAGATCAGAAGTCTGTTTAACGAGCGCAGGAACAACTAAACTTGCTGTTTGATTTTCTAAATAATTTGCAAAGTTTTTGCCACCAGTAATAGCGTCCATCGCATCGGCTATATTTACCAAAGCATTTTCATGAAAAGCAAAATTGCGCACGGCGGAATATGCTGACATTTTTAGAGTTTCACTTTCGTCCGCCCCCAAAGCAACATCGCGAATGTGATGAAGATCTGCGCCTAGGGTGATTAAGTTGGACAGAACAGGTATGGCAGAAATATCTACCATCCAGTCTCCTACCCGAATACTGTTAGCTTGTTTCCCCGCTTCGTCTACTTCTGGCTCACCTTTATAGTTTGAAGAGGCAGAAGGAGTGGCGAGCCCGTGCTGAGCAAGCACGTACCCAAGAGCGATCATGCTAGTGCCGCCAAGAACTCTAGACCAAGCTTTATTGCGAGCATCTGCACCATTGCTGCCCGTCAAATCAGCTCTTATTTTAGTGTCTAGAATCCCTAAAGGCGTGCGTTTTAGTACGGTTTCAATGGCGATATTCGTAGGAACAGTGGTTATAGGCGCAATAATTTTACCAATAGGGGCGTCTCCTATTTTAGCTGCGTCTAGAAAAGCATTTAGTTTTTTTGCGTATTCGCTATCCTGATTCATGAAAGATAGATCATTTGCTACCTTAGACACTTTGTCCATAACCTCTTTAGAAGGGTTAGACATGATCTGATTAGTACGTATTTCTAGGGTCTGCCCTTCAGCGCCTTCCGCAAGAGCTGCGCGCCGAGCCTCTTGAGCCAATTCTCCGTACATAATGCTGTAGCGCTGGAAAGTATGAATAGAGGAGTAGATAGTTTTTGCCGCTATCTCTACACTTTTCACAAAAGGATTCTCTAGCGAACCTGAATTTTGGTCTTGGAGAAAATGCTTAAATGCGGATCCCTGCGATACCATAAAATCTTTTGTCGCGGTATACGCATCGCCGTATGTTTTCAGCTTAGATTGTAACTCGGATGTTACGGTCTTGACGAAAGCATCTCTCGCCTTCGCCACTTCTATGCTTAATTTTTGCTTCAATTTATCAGCTAAAGCTTGATCAGTAGTACGCGCTATTTCCTCTTTTATATTCTTTATAGCAGGGAAACTGTCTTCGTTAAATGTTGACTCAGCAACCTGTTTTGCCACTTCAGGGTCGACATTGGATATCTTTTTTATATTCTCGAAAAGCGACTTACCGACCCAGGGGTTTTCATGCGGTAAAAGTACAGTTTTCCCTGTACGTATGGCTGTACCCGTAGCTGATAAGGTATTGGGGAGATATTTTAACTGCGCGGCCAAACCTTTTAGACCGCCTGTCAGCTCATCGCCAGTAATCTCGCCGCCTAATACCCCCGCGACTTTATCCACCACTGCGCTGTACGTATCCTCAATGGTCGACTTGTAGAGGTTTAACGCTAAATTACCTATAGCGTAACTGCTGTGGGTGACAAAACCCGACACCAGAGCGGCCATACGCCACTCCATAAATTTGTCCCAAAAACCTTGCTTCCCTGTTTTGCCTAACAGACCCGCAACATCTTCAGTTTTATCCATGCCGGCTATGGAATTAATAAGTTTTTCCATATTAGCGATGTCTTCTTGCTTAAGGTCTACTGTCTCTTGGCCTTCTTTCTGTAATTTATCCAGTTGGTAAAGAACTGATCCTAAATCTTTAGCTTGTGTTACGTCTATGGCTTCAATTATCTTTGACGCCACAAGATGGACACCAGCTTCTTTGGAAAGAGACTCTGTTGTTTTATACGCATTGAGGAGTTGATCTCTTTTATCATAAGAACGTAAGAAATCCGCAACGCTTTCCGCGTTACCACTAGCAATGGCATCTTTTGCTTTAGCTATCATTTCTTCGTGCAATTGCTTCATTAGGATATAAGCACCTGCGCGTAGAATAGGTCTTTCTGTCAATGATCCGTAATCCGTATTGATAGCCATCATCTGATCGACAGTCATGTTCATTTGTTCAGCAATACTCTTAAGATCATTAAGTTTTACTGTCTCCTCAAATGAAAACATTTTAGACAAAGCATTGTTGGATTCGAGCTTCACCAATTCCGCATTATAGCGTCTCAAGAACTCATCGTTACCAAGTTCAGCAGCACTGGACGTATCTATGGTTCCGTCTTTTGCGATAATTGGTTTTGCTGATACTGCATTTCTATTGCCTCTTGGTCCGACTGTTCCTTCTCGCCCTGCAGTGCTTTTTCCCTCAACGTTACTTCCGCCTGCTGCGACCGGAGTAGGTTCTTCAACAGCATTTGCTTGTCCAGAGGGTTGTCCTGTTGCTGTAGTCCCTGAAGGAGTTGAAGTCGCTTCTGCGCTACTTGCAGTTTCTGCTGATTTAATGACATTTGCTACATCCTCATCCTGTGTTTGAGCAGTTTGCTCTATATCAGATTTTATTTTATCTGCCACTTCAGCGGCTTTATCAATGGGCGTATTTTTAGCTTCTGACTCATGAGTGGAAGCCGAAACAGCTTCTGGTTCTGCAGAAGAAATTCTTTCTTGAGGATTTTCAGATAATGTACGGTCAAAGAAAGACCGGGCTTCGTTTGTGAGTTTGAACTGACCGCCCTGATATTTTATGTTCTTAACGGCACTATACACGCCGCTGAACCATTCTTTCATTTTAGCAAAGACAGAAGCTAGCTCAGGTGACGGAGCCTTTCCTTCTTTTAAATATTGCTCAAACCCTCTAGCAAATTGCTCATGCGCGCGGCGCGTAGATCTTATATCCGCTAAATCGTCTATATCTTTTAACTTGAGCCAATTGCGAATTGTATTCATATCGCTAAGAAGAGAAGCCGGAGCGTCAGTTTCTTTTGAAAATCTATCCATTAAAGCGAGAAAGTGATGCGCGCCTTCGTGCATCATGGTGGTGATATCGCCACCTTTCATAATATTTATAATATTATTTGCGTAAGAGCCTTTTGAAGAAGCTAAACCTTCTTCCGGTTTTTCTGTACCCCGAAATTCGGCCCCATGTTTCGCATAAAATTCTTCAGAACTCATGCCAAACATTTTAGCAAAATAGCCGTATATGCCTTTGGCTTGTAGCATCGCCCCAGTATCTGCTTGCTCTTTGCTTAAGCCTGCGGCTTGCGCTTTAGCCGATATGTCTTGTGCTATAGCTTGATGCTGTTCCTCGATAGGCTTGCCAGAAGGGGCCACAGGTTCTTGAGCTACTTCAGGCGAAACAGGTTTTTGTGCTTTTTCATCCCAATAGTCTTTAGCCAAAACATATTCTTTACCTGATGCATCAGTTTTTATTTTATCCGCATCTCTTAGTTTCTGCCATTCGGCATCTGAGATAGGGTGGTCTTCCTGAGTAAATTTTGTATTCTCGGCTTCTTTTCTAGCTGCGGTACTTTTCTCCGCTAAATCACGTTTTTGCAAATCAAGATCAGTTATGCCTTGACGCAACGCTTGTATTTGAGGTGTTTCCTGTGAAGTTTGCTCATCAATGTGCGTTTGATTTTCTTCCTGCATTTTTTCTATGCGGGCTTGATACTTTTTTGCCATACGCGGGGTAGCATCAGCAATTTTATCTTTTTCAGCTTGTATATCCTCATCGCTATGCGGCGCTGACGCTTCTGCTTGCTGACGCTGTTCATCTTTGAGATTATCAATACCTCTGCGCAATAAATCCTGTCGGGCAGAAGCAGCAGTCGTCACCACATGTGTGTCAGTGTCCGCGCCCCTGGTTAATTCAGCAATGGTGGGAGGTGTTGCCTCTGCTGCTGGTGCAACATTCTTAGCGCTGACATACTGCGCCGCTTCCGATTTAATAGTCGGATCAGAAGGCGTGAGAATACCATTATTCACGCCACGATTGACTTCATCAGGAAGAGGAGGTTTTGTGACCAGTGAGTGTATAGAGTCTTCATCAAGACTTACATGCGGTGCAGCTATCTGATGAAACAACATCATCAGCGCCGGGTCGCTTAGTCCTTTTTCTACATTTTCTCCAGCAGTCTGCCCGCTTACTTCCTCTGTCGTTTGTTTGGCCCCAGCTATAAGTGCATTAAAAGGAATACTCACCGCCTCCATAGCTTTATTCGCTAGAAACGTACCATTGATAATAGCTGGACGGACCACATGCTCGTTTATAGCATTCTGCCATTTGTTTTCACCATTGATAGGCAGATCTTCTAGATCTTTAGAAGTAACATAGGGGGTTTGTGAAAAGTACTGTGCTGTGCTTTGCTCCACACTATGCCCCATAGCGTCCAGTACACGCCCCGCAGAGGTATGTTGGAAAAAATTAGCAGCATCTTGTATTTTATCTTTGTCTGTTTCCAAAACGCTTGGAATAAGCATTTTAGCAATTCCGCCTACCTCCGACACATCTTGCGCTTGCCCGGAGAATTGTCTTTTTTGCTGCATAGAAGTCAGCAATGCGTCTTCAGTCAATTTGGGCTGGGGAGACTGCTGGGCAGAAGGCTGAGTGTCTTCTTTCGCTTTCTGCAAAACATTCTGTAACTCTGGTGTCTCAGGAGCAATCTGTGCGGGAGCAGCAGGTGGTTGGCTAGGAGGCGCAGACTGGGCATCCTGTTTTACATTAGCCAGAATAGAATCTAAAGAGCCCATTAGTCTGCCCTAGGCGCGCGAGTTGACAATGTAACGCCCATTTCTTTCAGTTTATCATTTTTTTCTTGCGCAGATATTTTACCATCCGTCCAGTCCGCAAGTATTTGCTCTTGAGGTGTAAGTGTTAAATTACTGGGACGCCCCGTAGCTTGATTGAAACTTCTGCCTAAAACATCACTCGCTGTGCGTCCTGCGCTCAGAAGACCGCTAATAACCCCCACACTATTCTGTATTTTTTTATTAGTCATTTCTGCTTGAGAAGGAAGTTTCAAAGATGATAAAAAAGAATTCTTATTGTCGGGATCAAACGAAATGATATCTGCTGCGGCCCCTTTAGCTGCTGCCGAGCCATAAGCCGCAAAGAACCTAGGTAACGCCGCATCAAATGCTTTTAACCCTTGCGTATCACTTTCTCCTGCAACCATCTTTTGCCTTAAATCGGTTAAATACTGAAATTGGGTGGCTAGAGTTGCTTTTCCTTCAGGGGTATCAGATGTTTTAAGCATATTTTGCAACTGTTTGAACCCGCTGCTGTGCAAATCAGGTGTATCTCCATACGCTTTTTGAAGGCCAGCTAAGTCAGAAATATTATCTGCTTTATCATCGCTAATGACTCTTTCCATAGTATTAAGAAAACCTGTCGCACCGTACGTGTTATCTTTTTTAGGATTGGTTTTATCCGTTAATTGGCGTTCAAGTCCCGTAAGCTGTCCAGCATCCTGAAGATCACTTTTAACAGATTGGGGAATCTGATCCATAGTAGTGTAACGAGGATCTTGCCCAAACTTATTAGCGGTTTCAGCTTGCTGATTCTTCCAGATTTTATCACCTAATTCTGCTTGGCGATATTGAGAGTCAAGTTGTTTTAAACCTGCCTCCTTTACTTTCTCATCAGGAACATTTTGCCAATAAGCTTGGGCATTTGGAACAGCATCGCTTATTTGTTGGAAAAACTGATGCGGATTTGATGTCTGCTGAATCGCGGGTAATTGTGCTTTTGCTTGACCACGGATAGCTTCAGCAGGATTATCCGTAACAGTTATCTTCTGGTTATCGTAGTGGTTTTGGAATAAATTCTGGATATGGCCTGAAAAATCACTAGCAGACATTGTTGGTGTTCCGCCATTTTGTAAAACATGCGCTTGAGCTTCTGCAACAGGCATAATCTTGCTTAAAGCTTGTACTGCCGTATCAGTAGGCGAGGCAGTTAACAGAGCGCTCGCGCCAGCGCCCCCTTGATTATACGCAAGATAATTTTCTGAAACAGTCGTGGGGCGGCCTAAACGTGTTACTAAAGTAGAACTGTTTTGGTCCCATATTTTTGCCGCATTATGCACAGAGGACGCAAGACTATCATCTGCAAAATTAGCATCTCGGTATTTAGGATCTGTTTGGAAATCATCTTTAAGTCTGGAATCAGGCTTGATACCTTTCCCATAATCGCTTTCCGCGCCGTGCAGCGCAAAAGCTATATTAGGGTCAAAATTATTTTTCTGTGCCAGATCAGCTATAGTAGCTTTTGTCTGTACAGCATCATAGTGTGGTGAGCCGGGCGTAATAGCAGGCTTTCCGCTCAACAAATTAGTGTTAATTTCAGCAACATTATTACTTATGTTCAGAGACGATATTTGCTTCTCTAAAGTAAGTTTATCCCTGCCCGAAATAATATCATTGTATTTATTTTTATAGGCATTAGCTGTTTGCGCATCCCCGTTGTCAAGAGCCATCTTAATGGTCGAAACAGCAACTTGCGATCCTTGCTCTTTGGCAAGTTGAGAAACTGCTGCTTGCGACTCAGGATCATATCCTACTTTCCGTATACCATCTAGCTTTGTTAGGCCAATAGCACGTTGAATACTATCGTCTACTACCCCTGGATTTTGCCAATTATTCATCGCCGTATCGGTAGTATCTTTGATACCTTGTTGCGTAATAAGATTTTCATGTTGAGTATATTGCTGGTCAGCATGATTAGAGATAGTGTCCATCGTGGATAGGCTACGGCGAGACACTAATTCGCCCATATATTGTTGCTGTAATGGGCCGCCCGCACCCATGTACTGTTTATTTAAATCCCGCAATTTTTGTTCGTAAGTGGGTTGCTGCTGGACAGCGTCCATTCCTTGAAGTTTTTTATAATCAGATTCAAGTTGATTCACTTGCGGCGCGTATCCGTTTACAAACTGATCGTTAACGGCAGTATGCACCGCCATTTCGCCGTAATGCTGAGCCACCTCTTCAGCATTATCCCCAAATTTAGACACAGCTTCGCCTACCTGACCTCCAAAATCTTCTGGAGTCGCACGAACACCCATAGGCCCGGCACCGCTGCCGTCTACTTTCGTTTCGGGAGATACCGATCCGTACGAACCATAATCGTCTTGTGCGTGCCCGGCCATTAGTAGCCTACCGAAAAATTAGACAAAGGAGAAGTATTTATTATAGAACCACTTTGCACATAGTTATTAAAAGCAGGAGTGGCATTAGGTGTACCACCACTGCCACCACTACCACTAGGCGTAAATTGACCTGCTTTTCCAACTCCGCCCAAAATAGTACTTCCCGCATTTATATAACCTGCCGTCTGATCAGACGATGCTTGCGAACGGTTTAATGCTGCCTGGCCGGTATCGCTTGCTGTTTGTGTCTGATAGCCATACGCAGTGCGCGCCGCTTCCGAACGCACATTGAGCGCATTTAGCATGCCTAGTTTCGATTCACTTACTCTTGTGTCTACATCTGATCCTGATCCAATATTAACCCCAGACGCGCCTTGGTTTGCTAAAGTAGCACCTATCTGAGCGCGTGTTTTAGACTGAGCGGCTGCGACATTCTGCTCTCCTTCGCCACCCGCCATTTGCGCGTTCTGAGTAGCAATCTGCGCGTTATTAGAAGCGACCTGAGCATTATATCCTGCGGCGGCAGAAGCTGCTTTGCCTTGTTCAATACTACCTACCGCGCTAAGTCCTGCTCCTGCTAAAGTACCGGCTACCGCTAGTCCGGTACCAATTGTGCCAGCAGTAGCCGCAGTAGCTGCGCTAGCCCCTAATGCGACAGCAGTAGCTGATACCGCGCCTGACATACTATGCTCCCGTAATAACTATAGTGTTATTGCTGCTATTTTTATTTGAAATCAGCATATCAATTTCATCCGTGAATTCCATCTCAGCATCTTGGATACTCTTAGCATTACTCGGGAATAACATTGTCATATGGGTTTCTGTTTTAGCTAGAAATGCCTGTTTACGGTTCGCACTTGCCGGGATAACGTTATACCCCGTCAATTCAATCGATTCACCCCCAATATACATGATAATATCGCCTTGTACGATAAGTAATGTGGCGATCTTTATAAGAGCTCCCGTTATCATACATCCTGCAGGGATTACTATTGTCCTAGCATACACACCCGCGTGAATAACATGGTTCGTGCCGATATCAATTTGAGGTGAATTTAAAGCATGCGCTTCAAGCTCACGCACCTTAGATATAGATGTTGTGCTCATCGAAGGAATTTGGGTGTAGATAACAGCCAGATCAGTCATCGGCAATTGCCTTAAAAAATACACGGTTTGTTTCATCATACCCGACACGCGGCAGTACTTCAGCTAAATCGCCCCCAAAAGGGGTGCTAATTAATATACCTAAAGCCCCTGCGTCACTTGCGTATCGTTCTGCTTCCCGAAGAAGCTTTAATCCCGCACCCGTTTTTCTGTATTCTTTTGCAACAAAAAAAGATTCACCCACCGCTACTTTAACACTGTAATGCGGGAGAACGGGAGCCAGCACAATTATATATCCAATAAGTAAATACTCAAAGAAAGCTGCGGTAACGTCGATAGCACCTATGCTTTCAAGATGCTTATACGTGTCTACTTTTGCAAAAGGGTGCGGCAGACCCTTGATTGAAGACTCCACGGCGTACTCTTCCAACAACTCATGGATGTTAGAAGCGTTCTCAAGTTCAGAAATGGTGCATTTCCTGATGATTAAGCTCATGCTGCCCTCATCGTATATTTGCAGAATAAATTACCATGTTCCCCTAGTGGCTCTGGCGCATGTACGGTAAACCCAATCAGCTCTAAAAGCCGAATGGAAGAAGTATATGACGCATCTACATAATTTTCAAGTTTTGAAAAATACTTAAGCATCTCCAGCACTTGCTCTTGATAAATACGCGCAAATTTTAGCGGGGATACTTTCTGTACCACATTTGTTGTAAGAAGCCAGATAGCGCCCTTATCGGAAAGGAGAACCCCTCCAACACCAAACATTGCAGCCAGCTCCTCGCCAACAAATACAGATTTGCAAATATTACTATTACGGTAGGAATCTCTGATAGCACGATATATATTCTTTCCGTCAGCTTCAATTTCACGTCTATCTTCTTCGCGCAGATTGTCCGCGAGAACGTACACGTCTTTAATGGTAGAGTTAATTATCCGTATATTGGTCATGCACTTGGGTCTCCAAGACTCGTTTCTGGCACAAGTGCAAGAATGTTGGACGGAAGTGGGTAGATATTTTGCACAGCCACTTGCCCATTCGTTACCCAATCTCCTGGCACTAAAATTCGTATATCGCCTGTAAATAAAGGGATATTTGACCCGGCAGTTATAAGCGCATTTCGCTCTTTAACTTCTTTCATATTCGTCCAGGGGATAGTCGCATTGTTGGGCTGAGTTGATTGGTCCGGTTGGTTTGTGCCGACACTAAACCCGCGGCTTCCTTCAACACGTACCGTAACAGCTTGTATGTCTTTACGCTTGCCTTGGGTGGTGGTTTGAGACGGTACTTCTAAATACATAGATTGAAGCTGGCATGTAAACGGCAAGCCAATAGTTATTTGCGAAGCAGGTTGCTGCAACGTGATGCTGCCATTTGTCACAATCTGTTGCGGCATAACGCCGCCATCCGCAAGTATAGATACGGTCATCCCTTCTAAGTGATTCAATCCTGTCACTGTTGAAACTGGAGTAGAAATAGACCAATTGCCTGAAACAGCAGGAACAGGCAAGAAATTAGGATCATTAGGAATAGTTGTTGTAAGTATTTGAGTAACATTTGCCACAACTTCGGTCGCAGAGACATAAGATACGATGGTTGCTTTTCCGCCGTCCACCCGTATTACATCGCCTACCATACCTGATGAAAACACGTTAGAAGATGCCGTAAAATTAATATAATTCGTCACAATAGCTTGTGCAACAAAGCCTGTGCCTGTTACGTCTGTTGCTTCAAGATAAGTGCCTTGTGCATAATCCTGACCTTGAGTTAAAACAGTAAGAGCAGTTATCACACCGCCCACTACTGTTGCCGAGAAGGTGGCACCGCTACCAAGTCCTGTCGGGTCTATAGCGGCAATTACTGGCGCAGTAAAATTAGACCCACCGCTGATAAGGTTTGTACTCGTTATATTATTAGCGCCGGTTATAGAAGCGGGTGTCAGTGTCGCATTCGGATAAGACATGGGGTAAGCAAGACCTGCGTCTACGCAGAAACAATCTTCTACATTTTCCCATTGGCGATTATCTGCCCGCTCTGAGTAATACGCCCAAACACCTTCGCCCACAATATAACGCTTAGTGATTACATATACTGCATCAACAGGAGGCTCAATAACAGAGCACACCCCGACAAATAAGCCATTTGTATCATGACGTGCCCACCCTTCTACTTCTTGCTCTTTTACATAGGTTAAAGAAAGTAACACGCCATCGTCACGAACCGCCCACACTACTTTCCACGGCTCTTCTGCGTAAGCCCATTGCAGTAATGTGTACCCAAAAAAGAGATGGCTAGAGAACACTGTGATGTCTGTTCCCTGAAACACACTGAAGTAAAAATTGTATGAGATATCGCGGACAATACTGTTCTTAGCCTGCACATAAAGCACATGCAAATTGATATAAATCGGCGGCACTATTGCGGAGCAACCTATCTGTGCCTGGGCTTGAGCGTTTTGGTCTGACGGGGTAATAGCCACATTGCTGCCGCCATTAATAAGCCACACGCCATTCCCGGTAAAAGTAAGAAGACCATTAATGGTCGGCACAAGGAATTGAATACCGTTAATCTGCTGACCCCAAGGCGTGCCTGTTATTGCATCAGAATCTATGACCGGTATTGAACTGTCAAAATTAGCATAAAGACCCGTCTGACTCATGAAATACGTGTCAGGCTGATTTATAGTATCAGCGTACACAAGACGTTGCTGATAGTATTGCACAGTACCAGGGTAAGTACCTGATTGCGAGCCTATCGTTAAAGTTGCTGTCCCGCCAGTGCCTCCTGTGATAGCAATAGTGTCAGTATTTGCATAATTCTCGCCGCCATTCTCTATAAGGAAGCCCCCAAACGTTCCCGCTGGAGTTACAATAGGTGTTCCTACAAAACCTGTCCCAGTAGAGGTAGTCACAGTGTACCCGATAGTAGCTTGGCTATACCCTGTTCCTGCAGCAGTAGGTACCACATTTTGAATAGTACCTCTTGCAAAAGGATCAGTGTGGGTGGGAGGCGTTTGTGTAAAATCGGCTACAATATTAGTATCGGTAAAGGATAGCCCAAACGCTGTGCCAAGTAGACCATATTGCACGCCTACGAAACCGGGGTCGGCAAAGGGTGTGAGCACAAATACCGGTGTTGCTGAATAAATATTATACTGGACCGCATCAGTGACATTTGACCAGGTGATAGTGTTAGACCCTGCGTTTATCGAAATATCATTGTTAAATACATCTGCCTTGGATGACGCGATGCTTTCATTACCGTACTGATCAATTGAAGTAACAATGTAGCTGTACCATGTGTCCATAGTAGTAGAGTTAGTCGCTGCTGCTGATACAGAAGACGGCGGTGAAATAGTCGCAGAAAAAACTACTTGGGTGAATGTCCAATTATCGTCACTTACTCTTTGTAAATTGTAAGGAGGATACTCCGTATTAGTTTGCTGATTCCAGCAAACAAGATTCATGATATTAGCCGATTGTGTAAATTTTAAATAAGGGAGATCAATTGCAGCGTAGGGGGAAACCGCAGTGTAAATCCGCGCAAAAGTACCACCCGACGTAAAAGCCAGAAAACTTGTTGTATCTACTATGTTTCCGAATAAATCGGTCAACTGAAACGTATTTGTCGTTTTGTTATGAACAATCCATGTCAGACCGTTAAATTCGGTCATGCCTCCGATACTGGAGGCAAAAACCCAATCCCCGTTATTAAACCCGTGTCCTGCACTTGTTATGACCCCGGGGTTTGCACGGGTGATAGCCGTTACGTTCTTTGCTGATTCTGTTATATAAGAACCTTGAAATTTTACACGCATATATTGGTCGCCAAATTCAAGCGCAAACCCTTGGTTGATATTGTATTGAAAATTTATATCCCTTGGCGGGTTAGCGGTTGCTGTACCTCCTGCATTCGGCGCGCCCTGTTTACACATACCTACGTAGGCAAAACCTGCACGCGAGGAAGCGCCTCCTCTGTAATTTACAAAGTAATTACGCATAGTAGAGCCGCCATTGCGGTATTGCGGTTTATCCGTTCTGCCTAAAAAGGAAGGAGCTAGTTCCCCTGATATGAAACTGGTCTGTATTACAGGTATGCTCATGCCATTACCTTAACAGGGCCAGGGCATCGAGCCATAACCATTATACCCTCTTCCACCCCACCCATAACGAAAAGAACCTGTAGCACCTGATCGAGCGCTAATCCAAGCCGGAGTATGATTTTGTGAAGTAGGACTTTCATTACCGTCTACCGCTCGTGCGGTAAGAATAGCGCGTTCTGCAATAGCAATTTGTGCTTGCATCAGATTGGGCTGCAAAGACAAAGCTGGTACTAAATAGGATGCAAGTGACGCCACATACGCGCTTGTAAACAACGCATCCCATGATGAAGGGTTGGGTTGATTTACGGTGTAATTACCGACCGCCTGCTCTTGGTTCGTTAAAATAACCTCAAGAGGGTTTCCGGTACTGTCTGTACTATAACCTGTTTCATACGGGGTTTGGTACTGCCCTGGAATCCACGGGGTTACGCTATTAGCTACCGTGGTTTGCGGTTCGCCTGTTCCAGCGGAAGGGAGTACAGGTGCTAGAACTGCACGCACAAAAAGACTATCCGCAGGATAGAGATATGCGTATGACCATGGTTGCTGAGGAATAGGAAGTGTTGTGCCTGTGGGGTTTTCTGGTGTTCCTTGCGCCGCTTGAAGAAGCGTCAGGTTGACTTGTTTTTTTAAACAACCCCACCGTGCTGTTCGAGCAAGATTCTCAAACACAAACGTGAAAAGAGTACTGCAGGCGTCGGCAGCGGTCGAACCGTCGCTAGGCGATATCGAGCTAACTTGAGCACGAGCCCCAATAGATAAAAGAGCTAAATTACAAACGCTTACTTGATTTTGGGAAGACAAGGCTGTCCTCCTTACTCATCATATTGGATGTAGCCGTGTTTTTTTAAAGAATGACCGTCATCTTCAGATTCTTCTTCCTCATCCTCTTCGTCTTCATCCTCTGGGCCAGCCAGATGCGTAATCTGTAAACTGATATTGCAGTTACTGCCGTTTTCCGTGTCATTCTCAGAAACGCTCACGACTTTCGCAAATGCATGCAAATGAAAGGTATCACCAATTTCCCAATCGGAATGATCGACGCCGAGCTTTTCAAGCTCTTCTTCTGTTAGACAAATACGTAGGCCGTAAGGATATTTCTCCGCATTACCTACCATCAAAGGAGTAGCTTCTTTCTCAACTTCTTCATGGGTCTTAGCCATATCTTTTAAACCGGCCATAAGAATAACTTTCTATTACGATTGAGTGCCTGTGCCGACTGCCTGCATGGTTAACGTCGTTCCTGAAGTGGCCGTTAGTACAAACTCTCGCCAAGTCTTTTGTGCGATAGTTGGAGTGCCTGTCAAGGTGATACCGGTATTAGTTAAAACCGTCCAAGCAAAATTGGCTGATGAGTCGTTAATAATACGCAGCACAAAAGAAAGCCCAAGACCCCCGTTAGCCACTGCAGCTAAAATGGCGGGGGCTGTCGCCATAGTAATATTAGACGCAGTAGACAGTGTACCTGTCAGATCGAGATAGTTAAGCGTGGCACCTGCCAGAGTTGTAGCTGCTGCTGTAAAAGACGAAGCGGTAGAGACTGCATTATATCCCGTCGCAGGCAATGAGCTTAAGTTGCTGCCAATGCTGGTCAGATTCAGTGTCAAAGCTGAAGCACTCGTGGGCTGAATTTCAAATACTGCAGTACTATACGGCGTGATTACAGTCTGACTACCTGTGATCGTAACACCTGAGCCAGGGAGAATAGTTTCGTTAAAAGCAGTCGTGTTTTTAATAAACAGCGTTGCAGAAGTTCCCACCGGAACACCACCGAAAGCGGCAAGCGCATTGATAATCGCAGTTGCAGTATCCGTAGTGTCTGTAAAAGCTGCTACTGGTCCTTGACGAGAAATAAAGCCTCCCGAAATAGCCGCAGCCGACAAAGTAACATTCGCGGTAGTATTAATAACCGTGTCCACAAACACAAAAGGTGCGGGCGTCAAAACAAACGATTTAATATCGTTGAGCGCAATCTGTTCCGTCGTTGCAGAAGATTGGCCGTTCGTTTGAACAGGCAAGACGTACAGCGTCTCATTACCTACTAAAGTAACCATTATGATTTAGCTCCTTTTTCGATCTTAGCGATAGGTTCACCCACGGTAGAGCCGCCAGTAGCACCTGCTTCTTTTTCATGCTTCGTATGCATAGCTTCTTTTTCGCTATGATGCTTTTTATGAAGCTCTTTCATTTCACCTTCATGGCGTTCATGAAGTTTTTCTTTATGGCCTTCGTGATGACCATGTTCAACTTCGTGTTTATGGTGCATTTTCATATGCTCATGCATATGTTCATGGTGCATAGCTAGGCGCTCATGTGAATGACGTACTTCAATTTCATCAGAAGCGTCACTCTTATGACCTTTGCCCTCTTTATGTTCTTTTTTCTCAGCTTTCTTCACACCAAGGTGGCCATCTTCGCTGCGCTCCATTTTAGGAGTTTCGTCATAAAGTCCGTGTTGAGCCATTGTCGTTATTCCTTTTCTTTTCCGTAGAACGAATGACGGATAGTTTTATTAGAAGCTGAATTCTTATGATGAGCATGATGCATAGCCATAAGCGTCTCAGCTAAACGAGCCTGTTTGCCTGTTTTACCAGAATCATGCTCGTGTTCACGTGCGTAAGCGGCTGTGGACTTTCCAGCATGTTCTGCCTTCTCACGAAATTCACCCTTATGTTCAGGGTTAATCGCGTTTTTAATCCACTTATGCTTTTTCTTATCTTCTGCCACAAATACCTCTAGCGAACAGCCTCGTTAACACCATCTTGGCGGGCACCCATAACAAATTCAGGAGCAGGCAATTCTACCTGTTCACCGTTTTCATTCCACTCTTCGCGAGCAAGCTTAACATAGGTTCTCCCCTGCTTCTTGGCAGCTTTCTCGCCCAAATCATCCAACTTATCCAAATATGCTTGCATTTTTTCATAAGCAAGTTTGTTAATCGGTGTCAGATCTAGGTTCGGTTCTTTCTCCCAGTACAAAGCCTGACCGGGATACCAGAACTTACTTTTGTCATCAAAAAAACCTTTACCACCTACGCCATAAGCAGGTTTATCCTGCTTTGCACGCAAAGGGGTATAAGCTTTAGGAGGAGAAAGACTAAGAGCGCCAAGAGCAAGAGGAGTAGCCATATGTCTATTACCTTACGCGATATAGTTAGAGGGGTAGTTCTGCATTTTGGTACCATTGGACGGGTTGAGAACGATATTCGCATTCAATGCGCCAGCGGAGAAAGTGCTCGTTGCAACCACATAGTTCAAACGGTAGAACCGCGGCTGCGCTTCACCAAAAGTGGAAGGCGGAACTTCCGGCACCTGGAACTGAAGGCTTGCTGTAGAAGTAAGCTGAGCAACCGTCAAAGCAGCGGACTGGAAGATAGTCACATACGTACCAGGAGCATTGCTGCCGTTATCGGGAGCAGCTTGCAACTGGACAGTAAGCGTGGCACCACCGCCAGAAACAAATGACGTGCTAACATCCACATAGACTTCCGGAATGGCAAAACCATCGCCCGTACCGATATCAAAACCGATAAGAGCGTTGCCGGAAGAAGTAACACCGCCAATCATATTGGGGGCGTTACCCGAACCTGCGCCAGTTACGTCATAGATATTAGTGCTGCCGGCATTCCAGGTAAGCGCCTGTTCCGTACGAAATTGTACAAGATTCTCTAAACGCATAATTAAGCACTCCTTTTGTTAAATTCTGATGGAAGTTTAGCACCTTTGGAGAGATTACATTTAGGGTGCAATAATTTTAAATTACTTTTATCATTTGATCCACCTTTAGAGAGTGGCTTCCAGTGATCAACGTGATAGCTGTTAGCATCAAGTGCTAAATCGCAAAGACCACACATGCCTTTTTGCTCAAAGAACAATTCACGAATATCGGCTGCGGTGTGAGTGCCGAGAGCATTAACTTTACGCGCATGGTAGTTACGCCTATACTCTGCGTACACTGCCTTATTAGCCGCGTAATGGTCTTTTTGTTGTTTATTCAAATGTTCTTTTTTAGTCTTATAATATTTGGCCATATACGTTATAAGTTTTTGCGCATTTGCAGCGCGCCATATCTTATCCCGGGTTTTAATTTTATCTTTATTTTTGGCAGCATATTTCATTTGAACAACACATAGTTTTGCTCTGCCTTCTGCTGTTTCACGAATATCACGTTTTATTTTTACATCTCGCTCACGAATTTTATCAATATTTTTTTCGCGATATCGCATCTGTGCTGCTTTTGTAGAAATCTTCAACTCTTCGTCTGTAAAGGTTCTCGTCCCCGGTTTACCAGGGGTACGTCCTTCTGCAAGAGCTTTAGCAGCGCGAATAGCACTACGGCGAGCACTGTTCTTAGAAAACAGTTCTTTCCATTGCTCGGGAGTCATCGCAGCAAGTTTTGCTTGCCGTTTTAGTCTCCGTTCTTCGCGCTGCTGTTCAATCGTTTTCATAACTCTATTAAATCTTTTTAATCTAGTAAGTCAATGATAATTAAACTACTCTCGCTTCTGATGTAAGCAACTGATCGACTATACGGATGGGAATGTCACGGAAGCCTACAACCGGTTGACCAGCGTAGTCTTTCAAAGAGATCAATACATTTTTATCTCTGATGGCCTGAATGTCCATGTATTCCTGCACCGTACGGTTTACGTAAATGCAAGGCATCGTACCCGGTTTCGGATCGGTCGGATCATCCGTTTCATCCGCATTAAATACGCGACGTGAGCTGGCCGGAATCTTACCCATAGCACGGGAAAGAAGTACGAACAGGTCGGGCGGAGCAACACCTGCAAGACCAGCGGTCGTCGTATCCAAGTTGGCAATACGAACGTTGTAGCGCCAATCATTTACGCACAGACCGAATTTAATACGGAAGAACGAGGTGTAACCTTCAAACTGGTTGCCGTTTACATCATAGAGAGCACGGATATCACCTTTATCTTCGTATACGATGCCAGAAGGCGTGCCTTTCGGGAAGATACCGTACGTGGTCGTATCGCCCCAATTGATGTACCAGATAGAAGCGTTCGCGCTACCCGTACCACCGCCGTCAATCACGTTAGCAGCATTATACGCCGTTGCCGAATTGACCGTGTTGTACAGAGGAGCAAAGCCTGTCATCTGACCGGGATTGGTACCTTCGTTCGCATAAATCAATGCGCCTGATACCTGCTGGCTCATACCTTCGATATGCGCCATGTCCTGCTGATAACGGAACTTTTGGATATTACCCCAAAGTTCTGCGATACTGCGATCCACACCGCTATAGCTTACAAGTTCAGCAATACCGAACTGCATCTGGGCGTTCAGCGCTTTGCTAAAAGCAACACCCAAGTTAGCAGCACGGAAAGTGCCCTGCGGGAGCGAGACACCTACAGTGATCTTATGTGCAAGAGGCATGTTGGCTTCTTGCCAGATCATGTCTTTCATCATCTGATTGCACTGGCTAAGAAGCTGCGCAATGTGAGCCGGTGAGCCCGAGGGATCGCACGATCTCGCCCAGTCCACAATATTAGGAAGTCCGCTCGTAGCCATTGATATTACTCCATTTTTTTGGGTTAAATTAAACAGTCTAAAATCTTATTCATCATCCCTGGCTACCCGTATAGAAGCGTTGATAGTCCTTGCTCTTAACAGGCGCAGGGCGAGTAGCCGGTACGATACGGTTCTTTCCGCCGTTACCGTTATCAGCTTCAGTGGTGTATTTGCGGATAGTCTTGTCCATATTATTCAGCATACGCAGAAGTGCAGGGTGATTGCCTACACCCGTATCTTTCATAAGGGTCTTG